GAGGACGACAACATTGGCATGTATTCGCCGATCGTGCAGAGCATGGGCGAGGAGAGCGAGCTGCACATCGACCGCAATGTGTTCGCCGAGCTGGCCCTGGGTTTGAGCGAGCTGTGCTACGACGGGCAGAACTTCTTCGATACCGACCACCCTGTGTACCCCAACCATGACGGTACCGGAGTCGCCGTGTCGACAAGCAACATCATCAACCCGTTGGTGACCGACGGTCCGGCCTGGTACCTCTTGGACGCCAGCAAGACCATCAAGCCGCTGATCTACCAGAACCGCAGCGCAGCCGAGCTGCAGACCATCAGCGACCCGCAGAACGACGCCGTCTTCATGCGTGACGAATACCTCTACGGCGTACGCGCCCGCCGTGCGTTCGGCTTCAGCTTCTGGCAGATGGCCGTCATGAGCCGCGATGCGCTGAATGAGGAGAACTTCAACGCCGCTTACCAGGCGATGTGCTCCTTCAAGGCAGACGGTGGTGATCCTCTGGGCTTGCGCCCCACCATCCTGGTGGTGCCTCCCGCCCTGCGTGCCGACGCCAAGGCCCTCATCGAGGTGGAGCGCCTGGCCAATGGTGCATCCAACCCCAACTACAAGGTCGTCGAGGTTCTCGATACCGCGTGGCTGGCATAAGGGGGTGATCCGTGGCTGAAAAGAAAAACATCAGGATCGTAGCCCGCCACGTCCGCGGCAAGTCGCCGGTGCCTTCCTACAGGAGGGCCGGCATTGTCCTTGGGCTGACTGATGCGGAGTACGAGGTGACCGAGGAGCAGCTGGCAGCCCTCAAGGCTGACAAGCTTGTCAAGCTGGCGGTGAAGACCGAGGCGAAGGCCTCCGGCAAGGAAGAGAAGAAATGACCTACCTTTCCCTGGATGAGTTGAAGCTGCGCGATGCCGAGCGGTTGCCGCGCCTTGAGGACGGGCAGCTGAACGAGGAGCGCTGCATCACCGCCCTGGGGGACGCCGCCGAGATCGTGAGGACCTACCTCCCCGAGTTGATCGGGGAGGACGGCCTGCCCTTGGACCCGCCCGCCCGCCTTGCGGGATCGCTCAAGCCGATCGTGCGCGACATCACCATGTACCTGCTCAACGAGCGGCCGGGCGAGGAGTCGGTGAACGCACGCTATGACCGGGCCATCAAGTTGTTGATCGCCCTGGGTGGCGGCTCGACCGGTGGCGCAGGAGCTGCCGGTGGACCCGATCCGCTGGATACGAACAATGCCGAACTTATCGACGGGCGCAGCGAGTTCATCCCGCCCGGAGGGTTGTACCACTGATGGGTGCCTCATTCCGTGTGGACATCAGCGAGCTTGAGGCCCTGCAGGTCATGCTGGCCAAGGTCGCGGTCCTTGACCTGGATGCGCTGGAGAACGCCTTCGGTGAGATCGCAGTCACCAATGCCCAGGATCGGTTCGAGAAGAAGGCTGATCCGGATAGGACGCAATGGAAGAAGTGGTCCGAGAAGTACCACAAGAAGATCGCAGGTGATGCACGCAGGTCAGTGCTCATGGGGCCGACGGCCCGACTGCAGCAGTCGCTTACCTACGAGAACCGCAGCGACGGTGTTTATGTGGGTTCTACGATGGTGTACGCACGGGTGCATCAGCAAGGGTGGGAGGAGCGCAACATTCCGGCCCGTCCGTATCTGGGAGTCGGAACCGAGGATGCCGAGGACTTTTACAAGGCAACCGAGACCGTATTGAAACAGGGAGGCATTGCATGACATTGGGATCGGCACAGGCAAGCGCAAGCGCAGCATTGGCAGCGGCCTTCTCCACCTTCATGCCGAAGGTCTACGTGGAGGATTACGACGGCGTGTTCTCCCTGGATGAGGCCAACAAGAAGGGCAGCGCCACCCCCAAACTCCTGGTCAGTCCGCTCTCGGTGGACAACGAGGGTGTGAAGCTGGCCGTGTATTCGCTGTTCAGATCGACCGACCGCCGGCAGGTGGAGGTGCTTGATTTGTGTGTCCAGGCCTTGAGGGGTCTTGGAGGAAGCGGCAGACCGCCTTTGAACGTATCCAGTCGGTCGTTGTACGACAAGGATGCGTTGAAAAGCAGCTTGCGGCTGTGGGTGCATATGGTCGATTGGCCGCACCTTGCGATCGGGGACGACCCGCTTGCATCCGGAGGCCCTGTGGCCGCCGAGAAGCAGCGCATCGCTTCCCTCTTTTCCGGAACCTGTCCGGTCGCCCAGAGCGAGCAGCAGCTGAAGGCCCTGGTACTCTCCTCCTCCCTGCCGTTCATCGGCATCCAGGAGGGAAGCGGGGTCTTTGCGAAGGGCGAGGCCAGGACGGTCAAGTACAACGATGCCGATGGCAAGCTGTACAGGCGCACCGTAAAGGGCAGCGCCACCTGGCCGATTTCCATCGCCGCCTATGCCCATAGCGAGGCGGAGGCCGAAGGCCTGCTCTGGCCGCTTCTGGCATTGCTGCCGAATGTGGGCACGCAGGACGGCCTGAACACCACCACGCTGGTTGTGGAGCTGCATTCGGGCAAGGGCGAGAATGGCGCATCGGTCGCATCGGTCACGGTCAACCTGGTCGTGCCGGTGGCAACCCAGCCGGAGCGCGTCGCACAGTTCAAGAACGCCGTGGTAACCGACACGGTGATATCGAGGAGGGTTTGATGAAGAAGACCGAAGAGTCGGCCAAGTACAAGATTGAGGACTTGGCCAAGGGCATCGACGCCGCCACGTTTGCCGCCGTGTGCGTCATGAAGAAATGGAGTCCTGGAAAAAGTGTTTCACAGGGTGAATTCGACCAGGCCGTGAAGCAGTTTTTAAACGCTCCCGCCGGGCGTACCAAAAGGGGGTAACCGATGGCAAGAGGACATGTAAACAATTCGATCCTGGATGGAGCGCTGGGCGTGCAGCCTGCCGCCTCCACCGGGATTTTCGGTGCCGTCGGTGTGGCAGCCGCCGGCTATGGACAGGGGATTCTCATCCTCACCACCGCAGCGGACGCCCAGGAGAAGCTTCTGGCCGGACCGCTTCGCGATCTGATCGTGTCGGCCCTGTCGCTGGCAAACACCACCGTGTATGCGGTTCCTCTTCTGGGGACTGTGGACGGTGTGGTATCCGCCGTGCTCAAGGCTGCAGCTTCCACCGGCACCGGCAGCATGACAGTCGCCGGCCTTCCGCGCAACGACTACGACGTGAGCGTCGAGATCAAGAGCAGCGGCGGCCTCAACGAGGCGTCGGCCGTGGTCACCGTGGACGGCATCCCGTCCGCTCGGTTCACCATCGCAGAGGACGGCCAGTACGTGATCGCCGGAACGGGCTTGACGCTGACCTTCGTCGCAGGGGCCGAGGGAATTTCCTTCGCCGCCGGCGATGTGTTCACCTTCAGCACCAGCGCACCGGCTGCCACCAACGCCGAGCTGCTTGCAGGCATCGATACCCTGCTTGAGTCTTCCTACGCGTTCGAGTGGATCGCCGTGGCAGGCATCACCGATGCGGCCATGTGGGCTGCCCTGGCAACCAAGGCAACCGGCGCCGAAGCATTCTACCGCTACATCCATTTCAAGGCGCAGGCCAGGTATCTGGATGAGGGCGAGACTATCGACCAATGGGTGGCGGCCCTTACCGGGGACGAACGCGGCTTGACCGTGGGCGGCCGGGTGCAAGTCTATGCTGCATACCTTTTGCAGGCCGATCCGTTCGGAGCCACCGACGTGCGTGGGGCGATCGGGCTTGCCTGCGGCATGAGCGCAAGGCGCGACGTGCAGGAACCGGTTGACGCTGTGCGCAACGGTTCGGTCAGCGGTGTGGTGAAGCTGCTCCCCGAGGGGATCAACGGCGGACACATCGACGCATTGGACAATGCCGGCTATGCGACGCTCACCACCTACATCGGCCTTACCGGTGCGTACATCACCCACGGGCGGATGTTCGCGGAGGGCACCAGCGACTACGGACTGGAGGAGCGCAGGCGGGTCATGGACCTTGCATGCCACCGCATCCGGACCGCGCAGTTGATGTACCTCAACGATACGGTTTCCATCGCCGCCGACGGCAGCATGGAAGGCATTGAGATGTTCAAGGCTATCAGCCAGCAGGTGCTCAACGACATGGCAGCCGCCGGTCAGATCAGCGCCGGCGAGATCGAGATCGATCCCAACCAGAACATCTTGAGCACCGAGACGATCGAGACGCGCGTCAAGATCGTTCCGCTTGGCAAGATGACCTTCATCGAGAACGTCATCAGCTACGCAAACCCAGTCCTTGAGGAGGAATAGGATGATAAACGGAGTAGTCTATGACTTTGAGTCCATCAAGGTGCAGCTGCCTACCGGCATGGTAAGCACGGTCGAGGACATCAAGTACGGCGTCAAGAAGGACGTGGATGTGGTGACCGACAAGAACGGCATTCCCCGCGGTACGGTGCGCAAGGCATACGAGGGCGACTTCGAGATGACCCTGGCGCTCAGCGAGTACGAGCGCCTGGCGCAGAGTGCGCCCAGGGGCATCCTTGCCCTGGACCCGTTCCCTATTGTCGTCTCCATGGGGGACGGCGCAAGCCCGGTGGTGACCGACACGATCATCGTGAAGATCACCGAGGTGCCGCGCGAGTTCAAGAAGGATGACGAGATCAAGATGTCGGTCAAGGGAAAGCAGACCGCCGTCGCAAAACTGAACGGTAAGCTTGCTTACCAGCCGCTCGGATAAGGAGGTAGGCGATGTTCGACAATGACGTTCTGAAGTCTGTCAAGGAAAAGAACCCCAACTCCACCCTTTACATGGGTGAGATCAGTTTCAAGGACCAAGAAGGCAAGCTGTACAAGCTTGAGTTCATCTGGCGCAAGCCCACCGTGGCCGACATGGAGGCGTACAACAAGGCGGCAGCGAAGAATGCCTTCACCGCCCAGAACAACCTGCTTGTCAGCCTTGTGGTCCACCCGGACCCCAAGAGCGTGGCCGATGTGATCCAGGAATTCCCGGCCGTCACGGCTGATTTCGTGGAGAAGCAGGTGTCGCCTTTTTTCGGCACGGAGGTGGTGAGCACGAGCCGGAAGCTTTGACGAAAACCCGCCTGTTCATCAGGCGGTTCACCGGCGTGGACGTATCCGGCTATCCGGCCGACGGCATCGATTGCCTGTTGGCCGAAGCCAAGTACCTCCGCAGCCTTGAAGTCGGGATCATCGCCGATGCGGTGGCAAGTCTTTTCAGAAAGGAGTAGGGATTGAAGAACTTTGTAGCCAATATAAAACTGGTTCTCCAGGACTCCTTCTCCAGTGGATTGAACGCGGCCCGTACCTCCGTCAAGGGGATCGGGGAAAGTCTGCAGGGCCTGCAAGCGAATACGGGGCTGCTGCAGACTGCGTCGTCTCTGGGGTTGATGGCCGCGTCGACCGAACAGTACCGCCAGAAATTGGTGGCAAGCCTGGCCGAACCGTCCAGGAAAGCCGGTGAGCTTGAACAGTCACTGGCGGCTGCCACCACCGTCATGAATGCAGGCAACACCATCGATGGATCGGTTGCCAAAACCTACGACCTGCTGCGCGAGCAGGCTCTGGCATGGGCCAGTGGCCATGCCGAGGGAAGCAGGATCGCTTCGGCCAGTGCATCCGAATATGCCTCCACCACCTACTCCATGCTTAGTGCCGGCCTCAAGGCCGATGCCGCCATCGCTGCGACGAACCGCAGCTTGATCCTTGCCAAGGGTACGATGGGCGACAACAAGACCGCTGCCGATCTCTTGGCCATCTCCTACAATACGATGGGCGACAAGACCGCGGACATAGACAGCGAGATGTCCCGACTTGCCGACACCATCGCCAACACCCAGGCGACCTTCCAGATCGCCAACCTCGGCCAACTCAACGAGGGCCTCAAGTACGGCATCCCGGTTGCCCAGAAGTACGGCATCGCGTGGACCGAACTGAACACCATCATCGGCCAGCTGAACACCAGCGGCCTTTCCGGCAGCCTTGCCGGAACGTCGCTGTCTTCCATGATGGCACAGATGAACAAGGCCAGCGGGAAGCTCGGCTTCAACATCGCATACAACGAACAGGGCGGAACCGATGTGATCGCCACCCTGGAAAACATACAGAAAAAATTCGGGGATGTGACCAAGCTTGCCCCCAACGTGCAGATGGCCTTTGATGAGGCGTTCGGCACCGAGGGCGGGCGTGCGCTCACCCTGCTTAGTGCATCGCTGGAGAGCCTCAAGGCCAACTATGGCCAGATCGGCGCATCGGACGGCCAGTCCACCATGATGGCCGAGCGGATGAGTGACAGCTTTGTCGAGCAGACCAAGCGCATGGAGAATGCCAGGAGCGCCCTGCAGTCCCAGCTGGGA